GAAACCCGTTAGAGTCAGCGCCTTCAAAAGAGAAGTTGATCCACCCAGTTGGCTTCACGTACTGTAGAAATTCGGCCGCAGATTTTGCTAGTTGATCTTCGATCACCGCCGGATTTTGAACTAAGGTGTATTCCGCCGGTTGAGTAACTCCCTCTGGTGGTACAGGAATTTCGGTTTTGACGAATCTTCCTGCCTTCTGTTCATTTAGCTCGATGTATTTCTCAAGGAAATGCTGGGCTTTCCTGAGATCATCGAGTCCATTCTTCTCTTTCCATCGCATCACATATTTCGTGATCTGGCCCTGGAAGTAATCCAGGTCATTATCCCAGACCATATCCCAGTGTTGGTATTCCTTCAGGCCGTAGTGCTTCCCTCCCACTTGCCTATCGTTCGCTGGCATGTCTTTCCCTGTGTCGTTTGACCCCTGCTAGGTTTCGACACCTCTCCGAGCAGTAGATCTGGTTAACCCTGTATCGATCAAATTTCATCCCACACTGGGGACAAATTCGTTCGGGCACAAGTTGCCTGAATTCAGCTAGATGGATCACGTTTCCGGGTTCCTTGGCTAACTGTCGAAGAACCCGCTTGATCGCACGGGCTCGTTTAGCAGATGTAAGTGCAGACATATAAACCTCTTAAAACGGCTGCTGCGGATTGACGGGCTCGGGTAAGGGTCTTAGAGCCGGTCGCCCGTAGCAAGTCGCAGCAAGTCCCTACAGACCTCCTAGATACGTTCTCAAGTTAACCGCTCGGAGCGCGAGCGCCCGCCCTGTCCAACCACTGTACACACCCCCTTTGCCAATCTTCATCGTGAATCTTGCGAGCATAATGAAGAGCTTTCTCATTTTCACCCTTTTTATGGGCTCCCCACGCGAGACTCATCGGGAGAGCATTATCCCGTAGGATGCGGCACTTGTAAGTATGAGCGTCGCAATGGGGATAGTCGTCGATGAACTCACTGGCCTCAAGCCAGTCGAAATTTTCCACGCTAAACGGCCATCGCCTTATATTGGGATTCAAAGAATACCAATCATCCTGGCGATAGGTATACTTGTCCTCCCCGTCCCACCCTTTGTATACATGAAGATTATTCGTGAACTGGAAAAGTGATCCAATGGGGAGGCCACTCGCGTTAGCGATGTACTCATGAAGTATCGACATATGAACGATGTTCGCACCTAGCATGCCCCATACGAGGTCATTGCTACGGTTGCAGATCGTCATAGTTAGCTTGCCTTCAAGAAGCCTAAAGTACAAATGAGTATTGCAAGGCAAGTCCTTAGTCGCAGAACCAGCATCCATCTTGGGGTCCCACATAGCAATAACAGCTCGGCGACTATGTGGGTCACCCTCGAGGGTGCCTATTACCGACTCGATCTGATCCAAGATAAAATGTTGTCTCCACCTAAAGCCATAAGCCCCGTAGAGTGTATGTCCATCGTCAGAATAGTTCTTGATATTCTGGGCGAATGAGGCAGGGAACTTCACGTAATTGTCGCCGGAGAGCATCCAGATAGCTTCCATGTAATGGAAGAAAGGATTGGCGTTACGGTTGGGATCGAAGAGCACTCGACGGTACGGCATCGTATGCTCTATCAGTACTGGCTTCTGGAAGACTAATGCCTCCCCGTTACGGGTGTTTTCTAAGAGAGTGTAGTGCTTCTTGATAGTTTGAAGCTCAGTGTAAGCTTCATTTACATCGTTGTAGATCAAAATTAATGGCATCATGTTCTCTGATTCCTTCTTTGAGCGATATGCTCGTCGATTACCCTATCGTATGCCCTCTTAGCTATCACTATGCCATGCACAATTCCCATGCCATATGCTACAGCTATTATGACTCCAAAAATGGAATACACATACCACGGTATTGCGGCTAAACATTCCATGTTACGCTGTACCCCCCTTATCAATCATGCGACCCTCAAAATTAGCAATTAATTCTTTGAGAGCCGTTAGCATGTTTTCTCGCTCTGCATTACTTATGTAATTCATTCTATGAGTTCCATCATCTGGACCAAATTCGAAGCAGAGTAGAACAAATCCCCACCTTCTGTTTTTAGGCAAGGGTTTACCATTGAATGCTTCGTCAATAACGTTGCCCAAACGATTCATTACATTTATAACTTCTGGCTGTATAGATTCATGTGCCATGTTATGCTCCGTGGTAACCTGATCTTGGCTTCCCTTGCCCCAGCTTAACTCGCATGTACTTATCGAATTCGCAGAGACAATTCTGCACATCTTGAAGACAGAGTTCCAACTTCAATACTGACTTCACCTCTCGCATTTCTGTTAGCCCCCTGGGCTGCGGAATTAAGAATTTGAGATCACGACCATGGAGTCTGTTCAAGCCTCGGGCCGAACCTGGGCCTAACGCTGCCCAATCCCACCAATCCTCAGCCTTAGCCAGAAGTGGAGTCTGTTTTAGATCAGCGATAACCTGTCCTGCGATAAACGGGCCCACGCACGGATACTCGTTTCCAACAATCCGTTCCCAACTCACTCTAATTGATTTGGGATCAATCAACGGTGGTTTCTGGAAGTATGAATCAGCGTTGTCCGTTACCCATTTGTTCTTACGAACGCCAGTCGGCCCCGCCGTTATCATGTAAGCTCCAGTATACACTTTCTTCCCCATAGCCTGGAGTCGATCCATTACGTCGCAAACCTCATCCTTATTCCATATATGGGGGAAGCCAATCGCTTCCAGCGTTGCGGGCCAATTAATGGTCCGTCCAAAGATTATTGCCGAAACAAATGTACTTTCACCCCAGTATTTCTCATTTCTCCAGTTTTGGGCGAACCATCGAGTCACTCGATCATCCTCTCGATGGACGTTACAGAACTTGTAGCTCTGGAGAATAGGGTCACGGGTCCATGGGCGTGGGAGGGCCGCATCCTTCCGAATACGAATGCTCTCCCGTTCGGCAATCCAATACCTTAACTTGTCTAACAGTTCAAGGTTGAGCATCGTAGTTCTTGTAAATGGTTAGAATGTGGTCAACTGGGTACCGATGGTCAATCACCTCTACTTCACGACCCATGTCGAGAAGTCGATGCTTTAGCCGCTCGATTTTGGCGACTCGCCCGACGGTATTAGTTGGATTGAGAGGCTTAGTGTTACCTCTCGCCTCTCTCCTGGTCTTAATCCGTTCAAGACAGAGTTCAATGGGTGTATCAAGAAAGGCGAAGACATGTCTTCGCCCAAACGCTTCAGAGACCGCTCCAATTCGGCCATAATACTCGGAGCCAAGGAGTCCCTCATAGAATACATGCCCGAGTTGACCATAAGTATTGAGGAGTCTAATATGATCTTCGACGTCAGACAAACTGTCAAGTCCACCGCAGGTGGCGGTGTAGGGGCCGAGGACATAGAGAGGTTCCTTCAAAAAGGGGACTATGGTTTTATATGCCTCAGGCTTGCGATTAGCTGAGTTGAGGATAGTTTCTGTACGACCTGTCTCCATAAGACCACGAGCTACCGTGGTCTTACCTGATCCTGACGTTCCGTGTAACTTGACGATTACATTCATTCATCTTCCTCATCTTTCTTGACTTGAAGGGCTGCTAGGAGAGCCTTCTGATCAGAGTCTTTCTGTAGGAGGACACGAGCGACCTTTCTGTCGAGTGTCTTGTTAGCGAGTATTCGGTGAACGAAAACTCTGTTATGTGGGTTACCTTGTCTCCACACACGTTTGTAAAACTGATGGTACAAATCAAGGTCCCAGGTGAGTCCATAGTAGCATACGTGGTGGCAAGCTTCTTGTAGATTAAGCCCATGACCCGCTGAGAGAGGGTGCGCAAGTAAAACTGGAATTGTTCCTTCGTTGAAACCATTGATCACTTCCTCCAATTTCTTCCCTGTCATTCCCGTAAGGCAAGGAGCCTGGGGGAACACTCTTCGCAGTCTCTCAAGATCATGCTCGAACTCATAAGCTACGAGCAACGGATTTCCTTGGAGCTGCTCCACGAGGTCAACTATCGCTGCCGTCTTGATATCGTGGACGTGGTGGGCTATCTTGAACTCGTCATACACCCCACCATTTGCTACTTGTCTACACTTAGTGCCCTTAGCCGCCGCATTAAACACAGCGATAGTTGCGCTCCCAATTTCTGCTAAGAAATCATCCTCGAATTGCTTGTAAATCTTGCGACTCGCTGGATCAAGTTCGATGAAGATGTCGTCAAAAATTAGCTCCGGCATCTCGAGGTGGTCCTCGGCGGCGAGCCGCATAACGGAGGGCTTCAACTTCTCCTGAATCTCCTTGTCCGCTCCCGGCCGCAACTTGTAGTCGTAACCGCCATATCCGGACTCGACAAAGTAATTCGCACGATAGTGGGTTATGTAACGGCCTAAAGTGCGGCCCTGGTCCATTACGAAGCACTGACCGAATAGGTCTATGTACCCATTAGGAGCAGGCTCCCCCGTTAGGATCATTCTACGCTTGAAGTAGCTCAGGTATGGTTTCATGAGCTTAAACCTGGCCGTAGCGTAATC